TCTATAGATATTTCAAGATTATCTCTGGTAAAACCAGGTACGTCAAAGGACACATAAGCACCATCTTTTGTTTCATCAATAGTGTAGTCAGTTTCTAAATAATTACCTAAATAATTATCAAAAGCACTTGTACTTGATGATGATGTGATAAATGGGTACCCATTAAAGAATAAATTAATTAAATCTTTCTCTCTCATAATTTTGATTTTTTATAAATGTTTATTTTTTTTATGAAAAAGTCAAATTTAATGCCAATATATTTTTATATGACAAAATGGCAGTTATATATATAGCAATAAGACAATTTGTCATAATACAATGAAATTATAAGACAATTTGTCAAAACTATTTGATTAGTATAAAATTTGTAGCATATTTATAAAAAAACATAAGATATGAACGTTGATTTCTTTGATGATGAAAAAACAACCAGAGGTAAGAAAAATACTACTGGTTCAAAAACACCTGTTTTAGATAATTTCAGCAGAGATTTATCTAAATTGGCTGAGATGGGAAAGTTGGATATGTCAATTGGTAGAGAAAAAGAGGTTAAGCGATTGGCTCAAATCTTATCAAGGCGTAAGAAGAATAATCCCCTAATACTAGGTGATCCTGGTTGTGGTAAAACTAACCTAATTGAAGGCGTTGCTTTAATGATTTCAAAAGGTGAAGGACCGCAAAATTTATTGAGCAAAAGAATTGTTAATTTGGATTTAACATCTGTTGTTGCTGGAACCAAATATAGGGGTCAGTTTGAAGAAAGAATGAAAGTTATTATTGATGAATTAACATCAAATCCAAATGTGGTTGTTTTTATTGATGAAATTCACACATTAATTGGTTCTGGAAATTCTTCAAATTCTATGGATGGTGCAAATATATTTAAACCAGCATTAGCATCTGGGGATATTCAATGCATTGGTGCAACAACATTTGATGAATACAAAAAATCAATTGAGAAAGATGGTGCTTTGGCAAGAAGATTCCAAAAAATTAAATTAGACCAACCATCAATTAGCGAAACAATAACAATCATTAAACAATCTATTGATAAATATGAATCATTTCATAAATCAATATATAGTGATGACATAATTGAATTATGTGTTAGGTTGGCTGATAGATATATCACAGACAGAGCATTCCCAGATAAAGCATTTGATGTAATTGATGAAGTTGGTGCAAGGCAACAAGTTGAAGTTAAAATTCCAGAATCAATCAAAAAATTAAAAGAAAAAATTTCTGAACTAAAACAAGAAAAAACAAGAGTTGTTATCAACCAAGAATATGAATTAGCTGCCGAAATTAGGGATAAGGAATTAAAACTATTGACCAAACTTGATGCTGAAACAAAAAAGTTTGAAGAAGATAATATTAAAAACAAAAGAAAAATTGATGAAGAGGATGTTTATTCTGTTGTATCAATTATGACAAACATCCCAATGGAACAATTAAATCTTGATGAAAAGCAAAAACTTATCAATATTGATAAAAAGATTAAAGATAATGTTATTGGGCAAGACCAAGCAGTTGATTCAATTGTTAAAGCAATTAAGAGAAATAGATTAAACATAAAAGACCCCAACCGACCAATTGGTAGTTTTATTTGTTTGGGATCCACAGGTGTTGGTAAGACGCATCTTGCAAAACAACTTGCAAAACAATTGTTTGGGAATGAAAAATCACTAATTCGTGTTGATATGAGTGAATACCAAGAAAAGCATACCATATCAAGATTAATTGGTTCACCTCCAGGATATGTTTCACATGATGAAGGTGGTCAATTAACTGAAAAAGTTAAAAACAATCCTTATTCTGTTATCTTATTTGATGAGATAGAAAAAGCACATAAAGATGTATTCCATTTATTGTTGCAAATTCTGGATGATGGTCATCTTACTGATGCTATGGGAAAAACAATTAATTTTAAAAATACCATAATCATTTTAACATCAAACTTGGGTATTAAGAAATTCTCTGACTTTGGTACAGGTATTAGTTTCACTAGTTCAAAATATGGCAATGAAGAAGCAAAAAAATCTATGCTAATGGCTGAACTTAAAAAGTTTTTCTCACCAGAATTCTTAAATCGTATTGATGATACAGTTGTATTCAATACATTAAATGATGATAATGTTAAGAAAATCACAAGAATTGAACTTAACAAGTTGATTGATAGACTAAAAGAATCAAAATACAATTTCACTTATGATGATAGTGTTGTTGATTTAATATCAAAAATTGGGTTTGATGAAACTTATGGTGCAAGACCAATAAAACGAGCAATTCAAGATAAAATTGAAGATTTAATTTCTGATGAAGTATTAAATGATGTGGTTAAAGAAGGGGGTAAATACCAATTAACTGCAAAAGATGAAAATGTTATTTTAAACTAAACAAAAATGGGGGCTAACAACCCCCATTTTCTTTTTATCCTAATATTCTTAATGGTTTATATTTTTTGTAATATTTTTCACATCCCAAACTTTCTATCATTTCTCTGCCCATTTTAATTCCTTTCTCCACATCTTCTAAAACAACATATTCATCCTTTGTGTGATAATCATAATATCCTATTGATATATTAACACAACTAAAATCAAATAATTTCTTTAAGGCAAATATATCAGTATATGGATGTGATTGATATTGGGGATTTGTGTTTTCAGTTAATACCTTATCTATCTTTGTGAAGAAATCAGTATCTCTGTCAAATAATCTAACCCCAGAAGATATTTCACTTACCATCCAATCAAAGGGGGCATCAAATTGAATTGCATAACCCACATCTATGAAAAAATTTGCATCGGCATTTAATGATCCCACACAACCAATTTCTTCTGAAACAAAAAAGGCCGCTTTTATTACAGGTAATTCCTTTAATAAGGTAAGACAAGCAAATACTCCAGCCTTGTCATCACCACCAATTCCTGTTGGTTTCCCTTTTGCATCATAACCCTTATAAGCCTCTTTTAAGGCTCTTTTGGAGTTTGGTTTAAGTTCAGTTCTAACATCTATAAAAGTGTTGTTATGGACAGTATCTGTGTGTGCTACGACACAAGGATAATACTCCGCTTCACCTTTTACACAATAAATGTTTTTCATTTCATCTAATGTGTATTTGATATCGTTAGCATCTAAATAACTGGTAATAAAATTAACCAACTTTGTTTCTTTACCTGAATAGGAGGGGATTGATAATATTTCTTTTAAAAGTTCTTTGTCCATGTTTTTTTGTGTAAATATAGTAAATTATCTATAATATTCTCTAATTATTTTCCCTTTAATATACCCAGGTTCAATCATTTTTCTTATTTCTTTATCTGAATATTTTAATAATTCACTCTCAATTATAATCAAAATACTCCCAACTTTCAAGCCTTTTGGTAGTGAGGTTATGTATGTATATGCTAAATCCAATTCATCCCCAACTTCCAATCCTTCTGGTAAACTTTCTATATATGAATTTCTTAAATCTAAATCACCCCCAACCTTCAAGCCTTCTGGTAAGGAGATTATTTCTGATTCATATAAACTTAAACCACCTTTAACTTCCAAACCTTTTGGTAGTGAGGTTATGTTTGAACTAGATAAATCCAAACTACCTTTAACAATCAAATCATCTTTTTCTGTTATTGGTATATTGTTTTTTAATTTCCACATAAGTGGTTTTCTTTTATTATCATTTTCTTCAAGAAAATCAAATATCTTTTTTAGTGTTTCTTTTTCCATTATATATTTAATTTAAATCAATCATCATAGTCATCAAAAATTACATTACCTTTAATAAAACCAGGTTCAACCATTTTTTTTACAATATCCCTTAATTCATTAAGGGATGTGACCTTATACAAATAACTATCATTCAAATATAAATCACCACCAACTTGTAAGCCTCTTGGTAATGATTTTATGTAAGTGGCTTCAATACTCAAATCCCCACCAACCTTCAAGTCCTTTGGTAATGATTTTATAAAACTGTGATCCAAATATAAATTACCAGCAACTTCCAATCTTTCTGGTAATGATTCCATATCTGTTTCAGTTAAATTCAAATCCCCAGCAACTTTCAATCCATCTGGTAATGATTTAATATCTGTGTTTGTTAAATCCAATTCACCTTCAATATTTAAATCTTTTTCTGTTAATGGTATATTATTTACCCATTTCCACATAAATGGAGTTTGATGTCTTTCATTTTCTTCAAGGAATGTAAATATCTTTTTTAGTGTTTCTTTTTCCATTATATGTATATGTCTGATTTAAGCCAATTATAACCTTCTTGATTAAAAATTACATTACCTTTAATAAAACCAGGTTCAACCATTTTTTTTACAATATCCCTTAATTCATTACTACCATTATAATCTATATTATTAAGTAATTTACTATCATTCAAATATAAATCACCACCAACTTGTAAGCCTCTTGGTAATGAGGCTATGTAAGTGGCTTCAATACTCAAATCACCACCAACCTTCAAGCCCTTTGGTAATGAGTCTATTTTTGAAGCATATAAATCCAAATGGCCACCAACTAATAGTCCTTCTGGTAAGAATCTCATATCTGTTTCAGTTAAAATCAAATTCCCAGCAATTTTCAATCCATTTGGTAATGATTTAATATTTGTGTCTGTTAAATCCAAATTACCTTCAATATTTAAATCTTTTTCTGTTAATGGTATATTGTTTTGTAATTTCCACATAAGTGGTGCATTATGCTCACCATTTTCTTCAAGAAATTCAAATATCTTTTTTAATGTTTCTTTTTCCATAATTTACCAACTTCTATCTATTTTACCTTGAATATATCCAGGCGCAATCATTTTTATTATTTCATAATCTGAATATTTAGTTAATGGGCTGTTTTTAATATATAAATTTTCACCAACTTTTAATCCTTTTGGTAATGAGGTTATTTTTGTGTGAGATAAATCCAAATCATCTTTAATATTTAAATATTCTGGTAAGGATTTTATAGTTGAACCTTTTAAATCCAAATCACGATCAATAGTTAATTCCTTTTCTGTTAATGGTTCATTATTTATTAATTTCCAAGCAATTGGAATATTTCTATTCTCATTCTGTTTAAGAAAATCAAGTATTTTTTTTAGTGTTTCTTTTTCCATTAACTAAACTTTAATTATTCTTCCTTTTATATATCCAGGTTTAATCATTTTTCTTAATTCATCATCTGTGTATTCTGTTAATTTTGTACCATTCAAATCTATAAAACCCTCAACTTTTAACCCTCTTGGTAATGAGATTATTTTTGTAAAACCTAAATCTAAATTACGCCCAACCTTCAAGCCTTCTGGTAGTGAAGTTATATTTGCACAATCAAATAAAGATAAACTCCCACCAACTTTCAACCCTTTTGGTAATGATGTTATATTTGAATATCCCAAATCCAAATGCCCCCCAACTTCTAATCCTTCTGGTAATGATTGTATATTTTTACAACCATATAAACTTAAATTATTCTCAACTTTCAATCCATCTGGTAATGATTCAATATCTGTTTTTGTTAAATTCAAATCACCATTAACAATCAAATCATCTTCTGTTATTGGTATATTGTTTTGTAATTTCCACATAAGTGGTGCATTATGCTCACCATTTTCTTCAAGGAATTTAAATATCTTTTTTAGTGTTTCTTTTTTCATTATATATTTAATTTAAATCAATCATCATCATCTTCTTCATCATAATCATCATCATCACTATCAGCATCCTCATTATTATAAAATATCTTACCTTTTATAAACCCAGGTTGAATCATTTTTCTTAACTTTTTATCACTATATTCCTCTAATGCTGAATTAGTAACAATTAAATCCCCACCAATCTCTAATCCTTTTGGTAATTCATAAACATCACTATTATCTAAATGCAATTCACCACCAACTTTCAATCCTTCTGGTAGGGAATCTAAACTTTCACAACCAGATAAAATTAAATCACCACCAACTACTAAACCATTAGGTAATGAGTCTAAATGTAATGAATATGATAAATCCAAACTACCTCCAACTTTCAATCCTTTTGGTAGAGAACGTAAACTTTCACATTCGGATAAAATTAAATCACCACTAACTACCAAACCATTAGGTAATGACTCTATGGGTGTTTCTGATAAATTTAAATCACCTTTAATATTTAATTCTTCTTCTGTGAATGGTTCATTATTTAATAATTTCCAAATAAATGGTACATTTCTGTTATCATTCTTTTCAAGAAAATTGAATATCTTTTTTAATGTTTCTTTTTCCATAATTCATATTTTAATATATAAATATAACTAAATATTATTATTCCATCCACAAAACAGCAAATCAAATTATTTTAAAAGAAAATGAAAAAACCATTTGGAAAATCAAAAAAAGGGATCTATATTTGTGTCATCAACAGAAATGATGATATTTATAAGACAAGGGGGCGAAAGGGATCGATTGGCGTGGATTGGGTAAGAAGGCATGTTGGGGCTGAATTAACCTCATTAACAACTGGTTCAAGCCTTTAACTGGCAACACTTTAGAAACTTTAGCAACTTTAGGTCTAGTACGTGAAGATGCTGTTGTTGCGGCTTAGTAGTCATAACAACCCCGGGTCGGTGGGCATATAACCCAGGAACAGAAGCCTCATAGTGTGATACTACTTATTGTGTCAAAGGTTTTGGTTTGGGGTGCTACCTGTAAGTCTATGCAAATAGTGGAAGTGAACCCCCCACAGTTGTCAGGTCAAATGGAAAAATATGAACTGTCTTATGTGTCCATACAGAATCTATGGAATAAGCATGTAGTCTTTTTACTAAATTACGAGCAAGACCAGGGTTCAATTCCCTGCGTCTCCACCAAGGAAAGTGCCACGTTTTGTGGCACTTTCTATTTGTTTTAAACAAAAAAATGACTATTATTGGTATTTATTGATATAATCTAATTGGTTTGCATTATCTTTGCACCAAATTATTTACATAACAAAAATAAAAATTTATGAAAAAATTAATATATGCATCAATTGCATTAATTGCAATTAGTTTAATTATTTTAACAGAAAATGTTAAAATTCAAAAGAATGAAATCAATGATATAAAAATCAATGAACAACAACTTTTTAATGAGGATAATTCAAAATTATTATTTTTATATTTTGAAATATTGGATAATGATATAAAATATCCAGACATAGTTTTTGCTCAAGCATTATTGGAAAGTGGATATATGACCAGTTATATTTTTACAGAAAATAAAAATTTATTTGGTATGAGATATCCAGAAAGAAGAGAAACAAAGGCTATTGATGAAAATAGAGGATATTCAAGGTACAATTGCTGGACTGATAGTGTAAAAGATTATAAACTATTTCAAGACTTTTTACTTAGAAAAAAAGAAAAATCAAGAGAAGAATATTTTAGTTTTTTAAGTAGAATATATGCAGAGGATTCAAATTATGTTTTTTTTGTTAAGAAAATTATAAATGAAAATGAATCTATAATAAATAAAAATTATGATTCATATAAAAAATACAAAAAAAGTATTGACATATATGAGTATAATGAAAAATTATGTGAAATAATCAAATTAAAAAGAATAGTTTAATTATATTATGGTATTTATATATAAAATAATATAATATGATTATTGAGAATAAGTTATATGCCCCTTTTAAAAACTATAGTCCAAATTTAATATCATCTAAATATAACGATGTAAGTGCAATAAGAGGAAATAAAGCCCATAAAGGAACTGATTTTGCTATACCTTCTGGCACTGAAATTTTATCCCCAGCCGATGGGGTAATTAAAACAAGCCAAATAACCGCTGGTAATTGTGGGGGGTTAATAGAAATTATCCATCCAAATAACATTATAACAAGATATTGCCATTTAAAAAAACTTAATGTTTATCCAAATGATAAAGTAGCCGCTGGACAAGTAATAGCGCTAAGTGGTGGTGCTAAAAACGATATTGGTAGTGGTAGATCAACTGGTGCTCATCTACATTTTGAAGTTTTAATGAATAACCAATTTGTTAATCCAGAAAGTTATTTATCTGGGGGCGTGGCAATATACACTGGAAGTACAACAGGTAATACAACTGGGAGTACTAGTAGTTACGAATTTGGAAATACCACAGATAAATCAAGTAAAAGTTATAATTTAAGTAATGATGGCAGTACTGAAAAGTCAAATAAGTCATATAATATGTCACAATCAAAAGAAAAAGAAGAACTACCTGAATCTATTCAAAGAGATATTAATAATATTAATAAATTAATAAAAGAATCATACATATATGAATCAGATGACTTAACAGATTTTGGTGAAAAATTAGTAAATTCATTTGCTGATAGAAAAAATTCTGAATTTTCAGATCAATATACATATGAACCTATTGGTAAAAAATTATATTGTCGATTTGAATTTTGTGAAATATCTGATAATAAAAAAGTTGATTGCTATGAGATGGTAGTACATGAAAAAGGTGATAAATATACTATAATTATTTGCACGGATAAAATTAATATAGAAAGACAAAGAACTAGATTTGGTGAAAAAATTGGTACAATAGATTCTAATAATAATAATTATAGTGTGTCGGCAACATTAGGGTTTGGTGGGAAAGTTAAATTAACTGGTGGAACTAAAAAAGATAAGAAACCTTATGAATTTAAAAGAGGTGGTACAGAAAAATCAAACACTACCTATAAATTAGGTGTTGGTGGTACAGAAAAATCAAAAACGCCCTATGACTTAGGTGTCGGTGGTACAGAAAAATCAAACACTACCTATAAATTAGGTGTTGGTGGTACAGAAAAATCAGATAATTCTTATGAATTTAGAAAAATGTCCATAACAAAAGAAGCGATTGATGAAATAAATAGAATATTAGAAATATTATAATATGGGAAAGTTTTTTAAATCATTATTAAGTGCAAATGGTGAAATATCAAGTAAACGTTCTATTGGTATTTCTGCATCACTAACAATAATATTTGCGTCAATTGTTGATTTGTTTTCAAACTACACCATAACAGATTATGTATTTGAAGGATTAGTCTGGCTAGCAATTGCTGGACTTGGGTTTATTGCTAGTGAAAAATTTGCAGATTTCATTAGTAATAAAAACACCAAACCTTAATCTCTTATACAAAATTGTCTAGTTTCATAACTATACTCTATATCATATGCTTTGTAGTTGTCAGGTAATTTTAGTTTAATTCCAACACCTTCACCTCTTTGTAGTCCCTTTCCTTTGTATATATCATAAACCCACTTACCATTATTTGGTATATATTTTGGTCCTGCTATAATTAATCCAGAAGTTGGTCTTGAAAATTTTTCAATATCTTTTTTAAATTCAATGACTTTATCCTCAACAACTTTTATCACCGAATTCATTATTAAATTAAAAAAAGTATTAAATTCTTTTGATTTTTTATTAAATTTAGATAAACCAACCGTATTATTAAATATATAGTTTTTATCAGGTTCTAGTATTCTTGTAATGTGTAAATTATTATGTTCTGCTGTAATTTCTGCAATAGTAAAAAATTTCAGTTCAATTTTAGCGTTTGGTTTTATTACTACATTTGAAGGGTCTCCACAACTATAAACTGGTTTAATTGCTTTAATATCACCTTTTGCTTTCTTATCATTATCTTCTTTAAGTAAAAGACCTATTTCCTCTGATAACTTATCTTCTAATATTTCTTTTATAGTTTCCTCTGGATAAGAAAAAGTAATACCTGATGATGGTAACTCATCAAGTTTTAAAGAATTATTAAATAAATCTATCATATCTTTATCTGTAAAAATTATATTAAATAAATCAACATATAATTTTTTTATAGTAAAATCTAATTTAATCTTATTATCCTCTCCTTCATTTTCATTTTTCCTCATTTGATCCCTCAAAGTCTTTGTCGTTATAGTAAATGCTACGTTACCTTTATATGGTTTAAATTGTATTGAATGTTCAAATGTTTTTTCAAAAGCAAAAGATGCTTTAAATTCCCTATTATGAGTTAAAACGCATAATAATTTATCTATTGGTTCAGTCTTTAGAGTACAATCAAATAAATAACCTGCATTCTTTTCAGCCTCACCCCCACTTAACACATAGTTATATAAATTGTAAGTGTAATTAGGTTCTATATTTTCTATTTCCATTATATAAAGGGATTTTGTAGTCACATTTTCTGGGTTATTATTTGGTATTTCAAATTTTCTAAATGGTTTATCCATATAAACATCAACTAATTGTCTATATAATAAATTTCTTGGCAATTCTTTTGATTGGTCTCTATGTCTATTTTCAAAAAAGTTTACAAAAACATCAATATGCAATGAAATAAATTCATTAATTCTACTTTTATCTTTAATAGAATTAATAATATTATTAATATTATTAAATAATAATGGGACTAATTCATTCATAAATTTAGGTACTAATTCACATGAAAATTGCACATCTTCTTCATATTCATTTTTCTTTTTTTCTTTTTCTCCTTTTATATAATTTTTCCTTCTTTTATCCCCCCCTGCTGATGCTATGTTTTTTTCTCTAGCGTGGTCACAATCTCTATAATATTTAAAGTCTTCTGTAAATTCGATATTAACGTCTAAATAATTTATAATTCTGTTTATTAATTTATTTTTATCTTTTGATGAAACCCAAGTAGAATACTTTCCATTTGTATCAACACAATCATAAATAAATTGAAATTCATTTGCTGTTATAAATCTAAATTGCTTGGCAGTTCTACCCTCATTTAATAAAAAAAAATCAAACATATTCACTCTCTCCATAAATTTTTATACTTTTATATATATTTATAAATATAGCATTATTGCAATATATAAACATTTTTTTTAAAAAAATTAAAATGAATAAAGAACAAATTTTAGGTATCGTTAGACACGTACTTACATTCGTTGGTGGCTTCTTAATTACAAAAGGTCTTGTTGACGAAACTTTTGTTACTGAAATAGTTGGTGCATTATCAACTATAATCGGTTCTGTATGGTCTTTCTTTGCTAAAGTACCAGCAGTTGTAACTCCTGTTGAAAATCCAGTTGCAGCAAAAAAAGGTAAATAATTAAACTTACCAAAATAGAAAAGGGCTTGTAAAACAAATTACAAGCCCTTTTTTTTATACACCAAATGCTTTTAATGAATCCTTAAATGGGTTATCTGGTATTGATTTTATCTCATTTAACATTTGTTCCAGAACATCTCCAATTTCTTTTTGGGAGGGGGATAACAAATTTCTTTTCTTGTATATTTGCATAAATCCATCAAAAGACATTATCTTATTGCTGTTCAATTGTGAATTATACATCTTAAAAAATCTTGCGGATTCTTTTGCTCTTGCTTTTGGCATTCCAGCTTGTATTAAATCATTTAAGCAATTGTGATACATTTTATTTAATTTCTCACTTTGTGCTTTTAATTCGTTATGCCAAAATTCACCTTTTTCACCATATTCAAGCCAATCATTTGGTAAGTAGAATTTATCTTCTTTTAATTCTTTGTATCTGGCTGACTCTGCATTTTCTGCACCCAACGCCACTGAATGCTTCAAAAATTGAATGTGAGTAGCTATTTCTGTTGTTGTGACAAAGTGTAAGGTACTAAATCTAAAAGGCGATGTGTGTCCTTCTGATGCCAAAAATTCCAATAACTGCTCAATGTTTCTGATTCTTTTTGAATTTGCTAAAATGTAATTGATAATTACATCAACCCTATCTTCTATTTGTTTTGGCATTTCCAGATTTAATTCAAGGAATGTTGAACTCCAAGCGGCTAAACAATGCGTCTTGTCACCACCATAATGACCTATTAATATTGCTTTGTTGTCTGTCATATAATTTGTTTTGATTAGTTTAATAACAAATATAATAAATTTAGTAACACAATCAAACTTAGTTTGTATATTTTACATTAGGTTGATTTGGATTGACTTTTGGCTTATAGTATATGGGATTTGTTGTATCTTGTGTAGTAGCGTTTAATTGATTGTAATTTGTTGCTGGTGTAGTAGTGTTATAGTTTGGATTTAAAAAATTACTTGTTTTGTCATAATATGAACTAGCCCTGTCCTTGGAAACATCATCTACTTTTTGTTTATAATACGAAATAAGGGGTTTTTTAATATTTTTTGGAGTATAAATACTTATTGCTCTAATTGTGACTTTTGCCCAATTTAAAATTGCAGCAACTGCAATTTTAATTTTTGATAATATTTTATACAAAGAATCTAAATTATTTTTTTGTAAAAAAATTAATATATCATCAATATATTTAACAGCTTTATCAATATAAAGTGGTATTTTATCTAACCAAGGTTTAAACCAATTAATGATATCATCTAACCAATCTAGTGTTTTTGAATTTTTTATTTTAGTTACCCAAGGAGTTAAACTACTAATAGATACTTCTTTAACCCCAGGCAACGCCATAAGTAACTCAAAAACACCTAAGAAAAAAGATTTAAATTTACCAACTTCATCATCTATATAAATTTTTACTCCCTCATAAAAATAATATAATCCATGAAATATACCTATAACACCATCAGCAGAACCAGCACTTGCAAATCCAGCAATTAATTCAGAACTATCTAATAAATTATGAATACCATCAGAAGTTCTAATATCGTATTTTTCAATAATTTTATTCCAATCAATTTGTAGATTTTTAGGTGCTGGTTGCACATATGAGCCAGTAATATTCTGATTATATCCTTGTTCATTAATAACTTTGGTATAATACAATGATTTTATGTGTTTTTTTTCATTTTCATTTATATATAACATATTTTATATTTTATATATAAATATAAATAAAATTATTTTAAATCTAAAACCAAAGCATTTAGTTCACTTAAACTTGGTAATCCAACAATTGTTTCTTTAGCTATAGATGAAGCATAACTTTTAATTGTTGGCACGCCCCTAACTCCAGCAACATTCACAGCATATTCTGCATCATTATACACATTAAATGTATATAAAGAAACATCAGAATTTTGTTCTTTTAATTCATTTGCCAACTTTTCATACATTGGCTTTAGCATCCTACATGGTCCACAAGTGGTGGAATAGAAATCTACCACCATTTTTTCCCCACTATTTATTTTTTCCACAAGTTGTTCTTTTGTTAGTTCCATATTGTTTTTTTTGTAAAATATAGTATAATATTAAGCAATGTCAAATTAACTTATGCTTTTGCAGTTGTATTACAGAATGATGGTTTAATTGCTCCACTTAATTGTGTTAAAACGACCATAGAACCTTTTGGTAAATTTAAAGCACCATAATTTCTATAAAAATTATTTTTACTTAAACTATTACAATTTGTATAGAGTATGGTTGCACCTTTTTCATTTTTTATGTATATTGAATTAGTTGATGTGTCTTTTACTGCTCTAAAAGATTGCCCTGTAAATCTATTATTATCTGTTGGTAATGCTTTCAACTCACTAATTACTAAGTTAGTAACATTAACATTTGTTGTACTTTTTGAACAAAAATTATAATTAAGTATGTTGTATAATTTATCAGGAATAGTTATTGGTATTTGTTTAGTACCATCTCTTGTAAACTGATACCTAATCCCTTTTTTATTTTTTAATGATTCACAACTTGTTGTTATTTTAACATTACCAGTTCTATCTGTCAATTGTATATAACCACCCTTCATAAATGATTTATTAATATAACCAAGACCACCCCCATAATCAGCAGCTATATTAACAACAACACCAGCATTATTTTGCATTGGTTGTTGTGTTTGTGCATTTGTTGCACCTACTGCATCTGGAGTAGATTGTTTAATGTAAGTATTAATTTCATCATCTGTTATCTGTGTTTTTTTTGGATTTTGCAACATTTCTCTAATATATTGTAATGTGGTTGGTCCAAGTTTACCATCTTGGGTTATGTTAAATTGTTTTTGCAATCTTTGTATTGCTGTTGATTGATCACACAAAACATATGGACCTTTTTCTTTCTGCCTATACCCAGCTGCACAAGCAACTTGTCTCTGTGCTGCTGGTTGCGCTGCTGGTTGTGCTGCTGGTTGCGCTACTGGTTGTGCTGCTGGTTGTGCTGCTGGTTGCCCTGTTGCATAATCTGGCAATAAATTAAGATTTACATCTCTTCCATATTGTGCAGCCATCTCTTCTGCTGATTGTTCCAATAACATATTCTTTATTACCCGAATTAATTTACTCTCATTAATTTGCATTAATTTTCTCATATTAAATTTTTATTATAAATATCAAAAGGAATGAAAAAATATATTTTTTATGTATTAAAATATTAACCCACTTTTTTATCTGATAATATTTATAATATATAACAATAAATAATATGAAAATATCAAACCTTCTACGTCTCTTTAAAAGAAATCGGATAAATTTGTTAAAAAAACGACCAAGCGTCATAAACTAATATAAGATTGGGTTGCAGAAATACTTGCAACCCTTTTTTTATTTTATTATATTTTTATAAAAAAAATATGGAATCAATCTTAGTGCTAAATTCAGATTATACCCCCTTAAATATAACCACATTTAAAAGAGCCATAATTCTTGTAATAAAAGGAAAAGCAGAAATCATAAAAAATGATGATAATATCGTTAGAAGTGAAAATATAAATTACTCAAAACCATTAATAATTAGACTTTTAAATTATATTTCACACAAAATGAAGAATTTAAGGGTGAATAGAAGTAGATTATATAAAAGAGATAATAACGAATGCGTATATTGTGGTTCAAAGAAAGATTTAACCATTGACCATATAATGCCAAAATCAAGAGGGGGTAAGAATACTTGGAATAATCTCATAACTTGTTGCCTAACTTGTAATTTAAAGAAGGGCGATAAAACTCCAGAGGAAGCAAGAATGCCTCTAAGATTCCAACCAAGAACCCCAACATTATTTGCAAATGAATCATCTGTTGCAAAAGTATGGGAAGATTATAAATCATCATTTGTTTCTTAACAAAAAAAGTATTATACTTATAAAAAAACCAAAATAATATGAAAAACGAATTCAAGTCCTATTATGTTAACCATTTAGGAAAACCATCATCAAATTTGGATTATTTTGAAAACTCTATGACCCCCTATATTCTTGAAGAAAGGGAAATGAGGGCAACACAAATTGATATCTTTTCAAGATTAATGAGAGATAGATTAATATGGATTGCTGGCCCAGTAGAGGATCGAATGGCAACCATAATTCAAGCACAATTAATGTTTCTTGATTCCACAGAAAAGTCTGACGTTACATTGCACGTAGATAGCCCTGGGGGTTCTGTAAAGGCTGGTTTATCAATTGTTGATGTTATGGACTATATTGCTTGTGATGTGCGTACAGTGAACACAGGAATGGCTGCATCAATGGGATCCATTATCCTTGGTGCTGGAACAAAAGGGAAAAGAACTTCTCTTAGATTTTCAAAAACAATGTTACACCAAAGTTCTGGAGGCGCTTATGGTAACATCCAAGATGCCGAAATAACAATGAAAGAATGGCAAAAGACAAATGAAATTCTTTTTAAGTTGTTGGGGGGTTATTGTGGTAAAACAGCAGAACAAGTTAAACTAGATGCTAGTAGAGATTTATGGCTTGACGCTAATGAATCATTAACCTATGGTATAATTGATGAGATTATTGTTTCTAAAAAGAAATAACAAAAGAAGGGGTTGGCATAATACCAACCCCTTACCTAAAATTTGAATACCTCCTCTTTTTTTTAAACCCGATTTATAATCAACAGATGCTATCTGTAAGATTCGTTATTATCCAAAATATTTAGTTTTTACATCATTTATAAATTTACAAGCAATAGGTGTAATTGTTTTCATCAAATTCTTTTTAAATTCATTATTCTGTATAAATTCCATAGTTGTGTTTCTTAAAGCATCACCAATAAAACCACCAAACCCCTTATCTTTAAAAAGGTTTTTTTGTAGTTTTGTCTGAACAAATGTTTCAACACCAGCATCAATAAGTTTTTCTGTAAAAACATTACAATCAGTAAATGATTTAATTAACATTGCAGGATCATCTAATAAAAAGTTAACAATTGTTTTAAGAAACCAACCATCTGGGATACCTAAATATTTCTGTAATCCCCAACCTATTATTTTCTCTAACATAGCTTGACCTACACCAGAACCTAATGAACTTGAAGTAAAAAAATTAGCAACGGTTCCAGGATTAATGTATTTACCAACATCAAACTCATTCAATAAAATATTATTATGTATTTTATTTACTTCATTAATATATTTAAGAGAAATATGTAATTTTTTGTTTTCAGATAATGAATTGAAATATTCAACACTAATATTTGAAAATTTTTTATTCAAATTATTCTTTAATATAATTGATTCAATTATAACTTTCTTATTTATCATATTTCTTCTATTTTAAATGCTGGGTTTATTTGACTATATTGCCCCCCAACTACACCTAAATCTCTAAGTTTTTTACCAAAATTTTTATTACTAAAAGTATTATAACAAATTTGAATTTTATCTTTATAAGTTAAAATATTTGGTGGTATTTGATTAATTGGTGTGGATCTATAATTTGCATATGCATTTGTAAATGTTTCTAAATTTTTCAAACATTGTGTATGCTTCTGTTCAGTAACATTTAATGCACCAGGATTCATATCTTTTGCTTTTTCATTGAATGCTCTTGGTTGATACATAATAAATGATGTATTGAATATGCTTGGATATACGGTTTTTAAATCAATAGGTATATAATTACCTATTTGTGAATAATCCATAGTTGCTTCTCCTTTCCATCCAGTTTTTTCTAAATTACCAATTAGTTCTGTTTGTTGAGGAGTCACAGGTTTAGCACCAGATTTAACCTTTGGTCTATAAAAAAACTTATCTTTTGTAGTTGGATATAATTTTGGATTAAAATTAGGATCTTGTTCTAATATTTTAAAAATGTCACTTACAGACATTTTATCATAAATTTCAGGATTATTTAGTTGCGATTGCTCACTTGTGTTAAATGAAGAAAATGGTTTAAACCCTTGACTTGAAACAGTATCATTAATTCTTTGTATTACTTCAGCAACTTTAATTTTCAACCCACCACAAGTAAATGACTGTTGAATTTCAGTTACAGTATTTTGCCCATTATCGTTTTTTATAATATATTGATTTAATGTTCCATCTTCACCAATATTTGATAAATCAAAAAAAACAGCATCATTTGGATTATAATATGTTGTTTGTGCTATTGCAAGACCTAATATACCAACTCTATTTCTAAAAAGCCAAGGCGTTGGTTTGTCTATTATCTGTTTAGTATTTTTATTATAACCTTTAAAATTGCTAAAGTCACAAAGTTTGTTACTCACAATTTGATTTGCTAACAATTTACCATGATTAGGATTAATGTCAGTTGTTTGTGGTTGGACAGCTTGTTCTTTTAGAACATTATGCATATTTAATATCCTACTCTTTTCAGAATTTTCAATATTTAAATTTATTTTCATAGTTTTTTTTTTAAAATTCTTGTATAGTTAAATCTTCACCTTCTAACCAATCAAAATCACTTTTCTTTGGTATAATAGGATTATTATTATTACATAATGATGCAACATCTTGTGCTTTAAATTCGGTAATACGTTTTTGTGTACTAAGTGCATTTAATGTACTTGTGCCAAATTTTCCATCAGGATTAAGACTTAAACATTTTTGCACTTCAACAACAGGTTGCCCGCTTGTACATAATTTATAAATACCATCTAATGGTGGTTGATAACCATTAGGACAAGACCTATCTGGAGTTGGTATTATTCTTCCTGCTCTATAACACTGATCAATTAAATATACCTTATTTGTTGCCTTATCTACAAATTCAACACAACCATTTTGTGCACATCTAGTGAATCCTTTTATGGTACTATCATTTGTACGCCAATTTAACCCTTCGGCATTTGGTACTAATGAAAATATTTTTATACCACCTTTCCTAATTAATACTGGATTTTTTAAATTAGTATCATTACCAGGTATATTAAACCCACCAGAAGGAATTGGTGTTGTAATTGTGAAAGAAGGATTAAATCTTCTTTTTATTAAATTTATTAAGCAATTAGTTATAGGTATAATTTGTTCTCTAACTCTACGTTCAAACAATGGGGTTATTATATTTAATATCTTCATTAATTCAACAGTCCTCCAATGCTCATTTTTGATATAATCATATAATCTCTTATTATAATTACTTTCAAAAACTTTAACTAATCCACAGAATTCATCCCATGATGAAAGTTTACCAAAAGCAGCATATGCACCCTCTTCGTCTGTACCAATTCCTGAACCTAAAAATCCTTTTGCTGCATATGCAGTATATAAATCATTTGCAATTTTTCTTACTTTACTAGCATCATAACCAGTTGGGTTTGCATGTTCTTTACAAAAACTACAATAGAAACTAATTCTTTCTTTTGGACCTTTTCTACCCCAACCTTGTACAAAGTTAGCAATTAAAAATATACCTGCAATACCCCCCAAACCTGCTGCACCAATAGCTGCAATAGTAGCAGTAGTAAGCCCACCAGCAGCAGTAGCAGCGACACCACCAGCAGCGGCCTCTGCTCCAGTAACACCAACAGCAGCAGTTGTGGCAGCCGCATTAGTAGCAGCGGCACCAGTAGCAGCAGTTGTAGCAGCCGCATTAGTAGCAGCAGTTGTAGCAGCCGCATTAGTAGCAGCACGAGCAGCAGCACGAGCAGCGCCTCTCTTTAATGCTTGTTTAACAGCATAACTACCAGCAGCACCAACAATTTTATTAGATAAATTTCTGGGTTCTGCCTCATTTAATTGTTCATAATTTTCATTTAGATTAAGTTCAGGCTTATAACCCATCAAAAGTTTTTGCCTTAATATTATATCTATTTTTTCATCAATACTTTTCATGTGTTAAAATATTTTAATTAAAGTGGATTAGCTTTACCCCTAGACGCACCAGATTCCCATTTAGACTTACTATCAATAGGATTTGCTTTACCCCTAGTTGCACCAGATTCCCATTTAGTTTTGCTATCAATTGGGTTGGCTTTACCTCTTGTTGCACCTGATTCCCATTTTGATGCTGGTGTTCCTCCATTGGATGCTGGTGCATCTTCTTGTTCACCAAATTGTTTTTTATTTTTCATTTTAATAGTTTTGTGGTTTTGGCAATAAATTTGGATTAACCGTATAATATTCAGTTAAAAAATTTATCAATTCTATTTTATCAACATCAACATCCTCAAATTCATCAATATCAGTTTCGATTAATTCATCATCAGGTATTGTTAAATGATTTGGGACAATTGAATACCCGTATTCTTCGGCCAAATCATAATCAATTTGATCTTGCCTAATAATATCGTCAGAATCATCAATCAACCTGAATGTCACATCAAGAATGTTTGTTTCTTTATCAACAAAAAAAGCATTTAGTTCTTTAATCTCCATTATTTTAGTATTTTGCAATCCTATGCATAAAGTTTTTAATCTCAATTAATTTTTCATTAACACCGTTATTTAAATTATTATTTTCATTAATTTTTTTCTTGATTGGTGTTTTCGAATTTTTGGTTTCACTTAAAATCAATTTTTTGGCTTCCCTAACAAAAGTTTCAGTCATTGAACTCATATCATATTCATCATATTCTAATTCATAGATAGTTTCTTCATCATCATACATTTCTTCCATTTCACCATCATCATACATTTCTTCCATTTCAATGAAATCCATATTTGTTTCTGTATCAATGTCGTCAGTATTCCAATTTTCATTTATTGCACCACATTCCATACATTCACCTTCTGACATACTGCCCCCACATTGCTCACAGGCTCTTTCTCTGCCTTCTTTTACTAGGTCAGCATTTGTTAATGTGAAGCCTTTTTTATCAGAAATATCATCATATGTTGATAATCTTGTTGGTTTTACTTTTTCTTGAACTGAAAGATATCCATTATATAAATCTTTATGTTTATTTAGGATATTTGTTTTTTCTTCATCTGTTATTTTAAAAAAATAAGAATTCATAGTTTTAATTTTATTATAAATATTACCAACTATTCAAAATTTTTGTATATTTGCAAAAAAAAACATGAACATATTCTTATTGGATGAAAATCCCCAAATAAACGCTCAATATCATTGTGATAAACATGTTGTTAAGATGATATTAGAAACTGCACAATTACTATGTTCAGCAAACCATTTATGTGGAAATGGTGAACCCCCATATAAGTTAGCACATAAAAATCATCCTTGCACTATCTGGTGTAGAGCATCTTTAACAAATTATTTATATTTGTGTGAACTAGGATTGGAATTATCAAAAGAATACACCTTTAGATATGGAAAACACCACAAATCAACTGATGTGATTCAATGGTGTTTGAATAATTTGCCAAATATCCCAGATATTGGATTTACCCCTCCAGCATTAGCAATGCCAGACCAATATAAAGTTGATGATTTTGTGCAATCATATAGAAACTACTATATTGGTGAAAAAAAAGGTTTTGCAACCTGGAAAAACAGAGAAATTCCTTATTGGTTTAAGTGAATTTAATTTAGGTATTTATCTTCCAATTCTTTCTTTGACATTGATGTTTCAAAGTGCATATAAAATGACAAAGTTCTATTTTCAGATTCTACTGCTAATTCACTAGTTGGCTTACCTTTTGGTAATGAATTTATGAATTTTTTAATTTTGGAATCAATTTTTAATATTTCAGATATTGTAATATCATCTTTGCTTTGGTATGTTATAACCTTTTTATTGTCCCACATTGAAAATTGCATACTTTTTGGTAATTTTTGTTCTACAATAACTCTATGAACCAATCTTTTTAAATCTGTTTCTGTTAATCTTAATGTTCTCATAATTAGTTTAATTGAATTAATTATTTATACTTTTCTTCCAACTCCTCAACGGATAATGACGTTTCAAACTCTTGGGAGAAAAATATAGAACTGTAATCAGGCTCTAATATCAATTCACCAACAACTCTTCCATTAGGGAGAGAGTTTATGAATTTTTTCATATCTTCATGTATTTCTGTTATTTCAGATAATTTAATATTACCGCCATCTACACCTGAAGAAATCATTTTTTTACCTTTGTAAGTATCAAACTGCATATCCTTTGGTAATGATTGTTCTGAAATAACTTTACGAACCAATCTTTTTAAATCTGTTTCTGTTAATCTTAATGTTCTCATAATTTTTTTATTTTTTTATATAAATATACCAATATTTCTTTTTTTTTGTATCTTTGTATCACATTAAAACCAACACAGTATGATACCACAGATTGACCACAAGAATTACCCCAAAAAACTGAAATCTATTGATATTAATGCCTTACATTATATAATTAAAGATTGTCAAGAGGCAATTAACGCTATGCCAGATAACCCCAAGAATGGTTATTATGCTGATGAAATAAATTACATAACAATGGAATTATCCAACAGAAAAAACAAAAGAAAATGAAGTTAAAAATTAAAAAAGAAAGACAAATTTGGTTTTTTAGTGACCCCCACTATAACCACAATAACATATGTAGGGGAACAACCAATTGGCGAACAAAAGATGGACAAGTCCCAACAGAGAACACAAGGGATTTTGAATCAATTGAAAAAATGAATGCCGCTATTGTTAACAACATAAATGCAGTTGTAAATCAAGATGATATATTAATATGCTTGGGTGACTGGTCATTTGGTGGGTTTGATAGCATAGCAGAATTTCACAATCGACTAGTTTGCAAGAATATCCACCTTGTTCTTGGAAATCACGATGACCACATTGAGAAAAACAAAGGTGATATACAGAGATTATTTCTAACTGTTAACTCCTATGTTGAACTTGAATTTGATAATAATAAATTTGTCCTTTGTCACTACCCCATAGCATCTTGGAATGGCTTAAATAAGGGTGTTATACACTTGCATGGGCACTGCCACCTTCCAACCAATAAAAGGCTGGGAAATGGCAAAAGAATGGATGTGGGGATGGATGGACACCCAGAGTTTAGGCCATATAATTTGAAAGAGGTTATTTCTATTCTAAATAAACAACCTATTGCATCAGATATGGGTTTTGACCACCACACTGAAGAATTATTAAATGTTGTAGGTTAAATATTGATTTAATTGTAAATTATGTTATACTTAACCAATAGACAAAATGTCTTATAAAACTTAAAAACAAAACAATGCAAACATTACTATTTAACACAACAGAGAAGACTGTTAGAGTTTATGAAGGCCACAAATCAGTTGGTACAATCATATGCACATTTAATTCTGTGCCAACAGTTAAGATTTATGATGGATATTATGAAGTTAAACAAAAGGATGAAGATGAAAAGACATATCCTGTTGCCAGATTTCCAGTAAACCAAACAAATATGTTTATTGAGAAGTAAAATAAAAACCCCCAAGCATAATTTGTCTGGGGGTTTTTCATTTAGGATTCCTCAATGTCAGTATTATTCAAAAATAAGTCTAATTTATAATTAAACATAGTATTATATAATTCATCAATAGGCATATTTCCAGTATATTCATTTTTTGTTTTCTTATCAATCAAGATTATTTTAACAGTTGAATCATCAAAATCAATTTGTGGATTTAAGTATATCTTTACAAGTGTTCCATCAAAAATATTGGGATATTCCCTATATTTCCAATCATACCCCTTATTATCCTTAAAATATTTTTCAATTATTTCCACTAATTTCATTCTAATTTTTAGAGTTTCTGGATTTGGGTCATCCACAGATCCAAATTCTTCTATAATGACATCTTCTAATACATCTGCAATAACTGGATACATATCTTCAGATGAGGGATATACTCTATCAAAATCAACATACCATTCATCAGTTACAATATCAGCATAATCAATATAATCTTCAAAAAGTTGGCAGATATCAGTTATTTGGTCAATTCTTTGCCTATTAACATATTGGATAAACTCATAAGAATTCACACTCAAAACTTGTGTATGTGAATAATATCCTGATTCGCTTATAAATGCATATTTTTTTATAGAATCTAAATCATTTTCTATAGCGCCATTATAACTTGATATGGTTGCATCATATGTTTTATCTGACCATTTATCAAATATTTTATCAAAATAACTTGACTTTCTATTACTAATAATAGTTAAAAAATATTGTTTAAATCTATCTAATGTTGGGAAATTGTAATTCCTATACTTTATATCCAAACTATTTTTTTCAAAATAATCATCCACATAGTCTTTTATAATATCACCAAAATCATATCTTTCTTCATATATCTCATCAGATAAATTATTATTTCTTTTTAATCCTTCTAGGTAATCAATATGATTTTTTAAATTTCCAATTGAAGAATAATTTCCAACCTTTGAGCAGGGACTTCTAAGTTCAAAATCAATGTTTGACCCATCATATGTTATATCATCAAGAATTCTATCACTAATAAGTGGTATTATTCCTTCCTCTTCATCATCCTCTGTTAATTGGGCATAAGTGTCATTTTTGGCAAACGCCAAAGCAATTGGATTGCTTATACCAGATTCAACCAATCTTTCAATTCTAACCTCATTTAATTTACTTGCAAACTTATCTGATAGAGCATTTATTCTATCAAATTGTTCTTCCTCACTAAAAATACCTTCTTTATTTACTAATAATGGAAAATAAAACTCTCTTAATTCTTCATGTTTAATAAAAAATCCTTTAACATTTATCATACCATCTCTAACATCTCTAAATTCATCCTTTTTAAATTGAAATTGGTATTTGTGTTTTTCATCACTCTTATCAATCATAATATATATTGGTGCATAATTGTATGTTGTAAATAAGTTGCTTCTACTCTTGTATGTTGGGTCTAAACTATATTTACCCCAAGTTGTACACCAAGATGAACCAACGCCAAGCCAGGCTGCTGCCTTCTCTGTTAAAGGTCTAAAAACAACCCATTTTTCTCCATTATGCAGAAGTTTATATGAATCTTTTGGTAATTCTTTTAAAATTTCTTTTATTGGTGTTTCAATAGATACAATATAATTTTTTACAATATCATATAAATCTGATATTTGCTTGATATTCTTAATATCAATACTCAAATTTTTATTATAAACAATAGCCAAGTATCTGGTGGCTTCAACCAAGTTTTCAAGATTTGGCATATTACCAATCTTATAAATGTTCAGTAATATTTTGGCATATTTACCGACTTTTACTATTTTATCATTTTTAACAACCGTTTTGGGGTCTGCCTTTATAATTCTATTAAATATTTGCAAAGGTATATCACTATAATACTGGGTATAAATTTCTTCCAAAGACTTTGCTTCAGAAATTATGGATTTTAAAGAGTTTAATAGTTTCATATTTTTTTATTTTTTAATTGGTATATCATTTTCAGAACATAGTTCATAAAAATTATCTGCAAATTCCTCGTCATTTGGATAGGGGTCATTTATTCTATTAGTATTAACTCTAGGTTTATCTATTTGATCCTCAGTAGCCGCATCAAAAAATAAATCTTCCAACTTAGTATATGTTGCCAAATCAGGATAATTTTTAAGTTCATAAAAATTTAATATATCAATACGAATTTTAACATATTCATCATTAAAGTCCAATACATCACCATATTCTTCAAATAAACCTCTATAATATTTATAATATGCATCATATACTGCTGTCTCGTATGCTCTATCTAATGATTGTCTTAATACTGATTGTAAATCATCATCATCTATTTCTTTTATTTTATTACTTAATTCCATATCATAAAATTCATCTTGATTATTTTCAGAATCATCTGTACTCCATTTTTTTGAACGATAGATGTTATCAACATAATCTTCTATTTTTTGTTCTAAATTGTTATCTGTATAATGCACAAAATCTTCCCAAGAATAACCAGAGTCATTATATAAATCACCACTAAACACTTTTTCTAAAAACTTCTCCTCTGAATTACCAAAATTGTCCAAGAAATATTTATAGTGATGATTTTTAATGGTAATATCAAAAATAGTCTTTGGTTTTTCTTTAATTAAACCTTTTTTGTATGCCTCAACTCTTAAAAATATATCTAATAATTCTGGTTTTTCTTCAATTATCACTTTTAGTGATTCATCACCTAAATCTGTTATTTTAAAATCACTTGCAGAATCATATTCAGAGCCAAATCCAATAATATCAATTTTATCAGTTATTAACAATTCAACAATATATTTATGATATTTTTCTGCTGGTTTTGAGTTTTTTTGACCTTTTAATTGTAAAATTTTATCACCATACTTCCCCCCCCATTGAATTGCAGCAGTTAAATGACTTTTACTTAATGTAAATTTATCATTTATTCTTTTTGTTTCTCTTAATGAATATAAAGTATCCCCCCTAGTTGAAGCACAATGACCCATTCTTTTTTGCTCTTCTGTGCACCTTGATGTGGCTAAATCTACCCAATAAAAACCCATTCCATCACTATCTCTAAAATCTAATATAACGTCATTTTCTTCATTATAATTATATTCACCATCACCCACACCTAATTCATCATGCCATTTTACTGATTCATTAAATAATGTTTCAAAATTATCATTTTTATGTTCACCTAAATTACCATTTAATCCAATTTTAATCCAGTCCATAATGGAGGCCAACTTTGTATAATATCTTCGGTAAGTTTTGTTTAATGATTCAGCTGATGTAAATACATCATTCATATCTAATGTATCCAAGGTTTCTTTTTCGCTTTTAATGATTTTATTAACCATTATAACAGCCAATTTGCCACATCTTTCAACAAAGAAATCAGCAGCTTCATCACTTAATTTTAACTTATTAACCAAAACATCCTTTGCAGATGCCTCTAAGATTAAACTTTTTGCAACATTAATTAATTTCATATTAATCCCAATATTTATGCGATTGTTTAAAGAATTCTGGATTATTCCTATTTATAAAAGACTTAAAAAGCATTTTACCCATATAATAAATACCTTTGGATTCAAATCTTCTATTTAATGTATAAGCGTATTGCTTACTAACTTTAAATTTCTTTGGTTCAACTCTTTTGCTTAACTCATAATCTTCAGCAAAAACACAGTCATTATTAAATCCACCCAATTCACGCAATTTTAATGTTCTGAAAAACATAAATCCCCCTAGACAAAATGGGGATATCCTTGAAACCATTTTCCTTAAAAAATCAAGCATAATATAAACAAAATCATATTTACCATTTAATGTTTTAAATTTAACGGTAAGCAAATCTAAGTAATTATCTAATGAATCATTCACACAATTTAATAATAAATTTTTATCTTTCAAAAAAACATCAGCATCCAGAAATAATGTATAAATTGTATTTGAACGTTTAAAACCTATGTTTCTAGCCTTTGCAGGTAAGCCCCCAGACAGCATTTCAATATTCAAATTATTAAATTCATTTAATTTTATCAAACTTTTTGTAATTCTATCATTAGATGAGTCACAAATATAAACATTTGTTCCTGAAATATTAGTTTGTTTATCCAAATAAGTTAAACAGTCTATTATTACATTTTTTTCATTTTTACATGGGATAACAATTGTTAAATAATCACTTATTTTCATCTTTTTTATAAAATAAATATCTTACAAATATTAATATTGTGAAAATTAATTTATTTTATTGCTTTAATTACTCATATTTATAATAAAACTACATATGAAAAATTTAATACTCTTATTATTATTTCCAATAATGGTTATTGGACAAAATAATTCCAAACAAAAGACAGAAATGTCAAAAAGTGAAGAATTGAGGGAAAAACAAAGCATTAGGAATGAAAAATTTGCACCTAAAACGCCAAATGTTGTTATAATTCAAGAAAATCCAAGATTTATGGATAACGGATTTTATAATGTCAACCCATATTATAATCCAAATCAAATTACCAGATATATTGGTAGAGATACTAGGAGATATCACCAATATTCCCCAACATATACAGGATTACCATATGCTCCACTTAAACCATTCAATGGAACTATTGGTTTATCCAAATCAACAAGACTTTATGGGCTATTTACCACAATTGGTGAAAATAAATTCTTTATTGTGGATGTTATGTTTAGACCAAACCTAGATAATAGTGAATTTTATTCCAATATTAACATACAGAATGCCATCCAGTGGAATGATGAGCGATTAAAGGATATAGAGAAGGGTTATAGGATTTATGCTGGCTATGGCCAACGTATAGGCTTTATTTCACCGTTTATTTCAGTTGGTTTTGGTAGTAGAGTTGTTAATTATCAGTTTATTGATGACTTGGCAGTTTTAAATGGCAGCAAATCATATTCATTTCCAAAATTTGGTAAGAGTTTTGTTGGAATTAAATTTGGGGGGTTATTTGACTTTAAGAAAATTGTTATTAAGTTTGACATAGACCCAATAAACCCAGACTTTTCGATTGGCGCTGGACTTCGTATAACAAAGTAATGATTTTTGAATATATTTTAATTTTTATATTTCAAATTGTTTTTAATATTTTTAAAACATTGGAAATAAAATACACCTATGAAAATAAGTTAAACCGACTATTGATTAATTCTGTTTGGATTAACTTGACATCATTGTGTACGGCATATTATTCATTGGATAACCTATTTAACCATAACTATGCTGTAGTCCCCGTATATATTGTTGGGAGTATCATTGGGAAGTGGATTAGTATGGAGGGGTATAAATTAAAAAAGGAAACCATTGATTAATGATTTCCTTTTTTTTAATTAAGTTATTTTTAAATACCTTAAAATATTTGTTGGTCTCTTCTATCCATAAATTGATTTGACTCATAATGGAATTGATAAGGAGCCATAGGATCACCCAAATTAAATATGAAATAATATGCTGAACCAGGGTAGTCTTTTAAATATCTGCTATAATGCCCGTGTCCAAAAGTACAGAATTTAATTTCTGCGCCTTTTTGAGCTTTAAATAAAATATCACAATATACCTTATGCGTTTCTTTTGAAATGTCAGATATTTTAAATATTTGATAACCATCAACAAGACCTAATAACTTAATTCCAGCAGCATCTAATTTCAATAAATCATTTTTTGAAACTAAATTCTCACTACTACCAAGGTCATCATCCATACCAAATTCAATACCTTTTTCTTTGAAAGCAATTGCTGCTTTTTCAAATTCTCTAATATCACGACTAGATTTAATCTGATTAATATCTAATATAGAGAAAAACGCTTTACCTGCATTTGACCTTTTGGCTTCCTCAAAGGATTTAAAATAATCCTCATATTTGTAGATATCTTCTTCAAGAACTTTCTTTTCAGCAACTCTTGCAGATAACCATTTAATATAAGCACCTTTACCGCCAGCAGCTGACACAATCTCGTCATAAACTTCTTCGCTAATCTTACCTGAATCAACAAATATTTGTTTATATTGAGCAATAGTTGCTTGATTTTGTTCAGAAATAATTCTTCTAATGATTAATTGTAAATCATTCTCTGTTAATCTTATTGTTTTTGCCATTATTTTGTTTTTTAATTATAAATATCAATATTAGTAAAAAAAAATTATAAATCAAAATTTTTTATTTCATAATATTTATAATAAATATATATAAAATGAAAATTAATGAAAATTTTATCCCCGAACGCCCAAAAAAACCATTAAAGAAATTAAAGGGTATTATAGTTCATTGGACTGCTAATACTAGAAATGGTGCTGGGGCTGCCTCTCATTTGAATTATTTTAAAAATAATTGGAAAATAGGTTGTACTCATTATGTTGTTGATGATAAAGAAACAATTTATTTAATACCAGATAATGAAGTTGCCTACCACGTTGGTGATAGAGAAAGAAAAAGCAATCTACCAGTTAGAAAAGCATTAGTACCCCAAGGCGGAAGTCCTAATGATTATTTCATTGGCATTGAAATGTGTGTAAATATAGACAATGATTGGGGAAAAACCATAAATAATGTGAAAGAATTATTACATCATTTATTTGAAAAGCATAACCTAACAGTGGATGATGTTCATCGCCATTTTGATATTTCTGGAAAGGATTGTCCTTTTATGTATCAACCGCAATATGTGAATGAAAGATATTTTGATTGGGGCTGGATAACTTTTAAAGAATTTATAAAAGCCAAATAACCCCAACCAAAACTTATTACTTAAATAATTTATCGAATTTTGGATACCCATAACCATACCAATCATCTCTACCAGGTTTACCACCATCAGTTAGATTGTTTACCAAGTATTCTTTTAAATCATTCTGATTCTTAATATCTGGATTGTATTTTAATAATAATCCAACTGCTGCTGTTCCGTGGGGTGTTGCCATTGATGTACCATCCCAACTAACATAAGAATTATTATCTTTAAAACATGACCAAATTTGCACACCAGGGGCAATACCGACCAGCGTGTTGCCATATTGTGAGAAAGATGCCTTGTTACCCCTACTATCGTGTGCACCCCAAGAAATGACATTCTGCAAGCCCCCCGGAAATGATAATAAACCAGTTCCATTATTACCAGCAGCAGCATTAACAAATGCTCCATTATTTATTGCTTCATTTATAGCTTTTGTTATTGCATTATTTTCAGTGGTTGCACCCCAAGAGAAATTAAACACCAATAAATAATCTTTAAAATTATCTTTCCAAACATTTAATCCGTGATTTATAGCATTAATTAAACTTTGTGTTGATCCACCGCCATTAGAACCCAATCCTTTTTGTGCCATAATTAAATCCCCGTGATTAACACCATTAACATAGCCAACACCAAGTTTATATTGCGGATGTTTACCTAATATAATACCTGCAACATGGTGGCCGTGTCCGTGTCCATCATCTTGAGTAGTATCAGTTGTAAAGTCTTTACAAAACTTCTTATCAACAAATTGATTATCTGACGTTAATGCAGTATGTGTCGGATAAGCCATAGTATCAACAACACAATAAAGAATTTTTCTTTTAAACTTACTACCAGATTTCAATTTTTCATCAAGAATCTGACTTTGTAGGAAATTCCAACCCCAACTTGGTTGATTATTTAATGCAGTCGCTTTTGATAAAGCCTGTATTTGGGTTGGGGGCAAATCCAGAATAATGTCATTACCCTCTTCTAAGGCTTTGAAGTATTTAGCAATCAAATCAAAATTGATTTTTTTAGCTAATGCCACATCTGCTGAACTGAAATTTAAATTCATATTAGTATATTTTTTTAGATAAATAGTTTTTTATTTATTTTTTTTGAATAAATATATATTTATAGTAATAATAAAAAATAACAACATGAGTATAAAATTTAGCATAAGTAATGATGATAAGATTAGAATACAGAATCTTTATCTTAATGAAAAATCAAAGGAAGAAAATAGAAAATTCTGCCACAAAAATAATGTGAAGAGTTTGGAAGAAATTGTTGGTGAAGATGACCAAGAAGATTATATTGAAGGAATTAAAATTAGAAAATCTGGTATTAATTCACTAACAGATATGATTGAAACTTTGAAAACAATGAGAACAAGGCCAAACCTAAATGATAGGGGTGAAGACTTATGCTTTAAAGTATCTAAAACAATAAATCAATATAAACCATACAATTACTTTGATGAAACAAGTAATCAATGTGTTTCTGCTATGGATAAAATAATTGAATTATATAAAGAAAATAAGCACGGGGAAGAATTAGTTAAAGACTTAGAAAAAGTCTATAATGATGAAAGCGTTTCACCAAGGGGGAGAGAATACATTAAGCATTGCTTGGGTGTTATAAAAGGCAAGAACTAAGTCATTGCCTTTTTAACCGTTTTACTTATCCCTTTATTTAAATTGGCTTCGTAAACTCTATTGTACTTTATTGCTACCTCAACAGGTCCTTTCGTTGTTATGGCTTCATCATAAAACCAAGTGGTTGTTGAATTTTCATCAGTAAACACTCTGGTGTATTTCTTTGGCGTGTTGGTTGGGGTTTCTTTTTTCATCTTTTTTTTGTAAAGATAATGAAAAATATTTAAATTTTTACTGTCTATGTATTTTTCCTAATATAAATCCAGGTATAATCATTTTAGATAATTCTTCATCAGAAAATCTTGATAATTTTGAAGAATCAATATTCAAATCACCATATACTTTTAAACCTTTTGGTAATGATGAAATAAATGAATATTGTATGTTCAAATCACGCCCAACTTTTAACCCTTCTGGTAATTTATCTATATCTGAACCATATAAATCCAAATCTCCCCCAATTTTCAAGCCCTTTGGTAATTCTTGTATGGGGGAAGAGTATAAATTCAAATCTCCATCAACTTGTAATCCTTCTGGTAATCCTGATATATCTAAATTCTCTAAATACAAATCACCTTTAAAAACTAAATCTTCTTTTGTTAATGACTCATTAAAAACATCTTTCCAAATAAATGTATTTTTGTATTTATGTTTTTTTTCTTCATTCTCTTCAAGAAAATTAAGTATATTTTTTAGTGTTTGTTTTTCCATTATCTAACATTTATTGGATTTCCTGAAAGACAATATTTAATACTCTTTTTTAATTCAGTATTTGATGATTTTTCTGCTGCTTTTTTAGCTAAATCAGTAAATTTATATCCAATATTTTCAAAATATGAAACTAATGAAGCATCATATATTGCAGGATTATTTTTCAAGAAAACTGAACAAGACAAGCTGTGTGAATGGAATATCTTATGATTTTCACCATCTCCATCTGGTATATTAAAAACATTACTACTGTTTTCATCCCTAGAAGCTAAATCAAATATATCTGCTAACTTTGATACAAAATAAGATTCCTTAGTATCAAGACCTGTTAGTCTTTTATTAATATTCCTTTTTAATTTACTAAACCCAGATAACCCTTCATCACTAAAATTGTCTGGCTTCATACTATGTAAGTCTAAATCCTTCAAATTTTTCAATCCAGTTTTTTGTAGTATTTCACTAGTTACCGCTTCATGGATAAACTTGTCAAACCATTCAGATAATGGATGTATACTTCGTCTATTTTTTTCATAAGCACTATAATATCCTTTAATACCAAATATGAATGAATCTTTAGTTATCAACTCTTCATCAATTAATACATCTATAATATTATATTTTAGGGCATATTCTATATCTTTTCTGTTATATTTTGAAGATAATTTATTAAAAACTAATTTATTAAAATAAATAATATTCCTTTCAAAACCATTTTGTCCATTAGGTTTAAGATATAATGCAATTTCCCTTCTATTATCTTTGAACACTACATTCTCTGGTCTTAATGATGGAATTTGTTGGAACACATAAAAAATACCCCCTTCATATTCGAATTTTTCACATGAATCTAAAATCCTTTTTATATCCCTTTTCATATCTTCTGACTCAAGAGTTTTTAATTCATCAACACTAGTAATCCCTACTGATGTTTTATTAGCAGCTCGTTTTTGCATTTGAGCAATCATTTCATCAGCACTTATATCTTCTTTTATTTGAATAGATTCATTCAGAATATGAGATAGTTGTTGCTCAGTTATTAATATTTTCATAATTAATGTTGTACCATTTTTAACATTTTATTTTCTTCTTCCAAAAATTGAACTTTTACAGTTAATGCTGAAACTTGCTCAACCAATTTCAAAATGGTTTCCCTCATCTGGTCTTTTTCTTCTGAACTTTTTAATAATAAGACTTCTAGTTTAGCAATTCTATCCCTACAATCTTCTCTGATAAAATTATCTTCTTCTCTACGTCTTTCAGCCCTTTTTTCATAGAATCTCCAAGCACTTGCAGAACCCAAGACAGTTATTGCTGTAACAAATACTGTTGCTATTGTATTTTCATCCATATCTATTTTCTTTTATTATAAATATGCTAAATATCCCAAATAAGAAAAGTTTGGGGTAAAAAACCCCAAACTTTTTCATAATAAATGTTTACATTTTAAATAAAGACAATTTCCTTTGATTCTATATTATATTCTATATTAATTGGATTATTTGTTAACTTATAATTCTCCCCCAAGACAGCGGCATTGAAAAATTGAACACCATCAACATATTTCTCTCCATAACCAGAATGGATATGACCAAAGCAATGTATTTTTGGTTTAACAATCCCAATACGCTTTGCTAATTCCTCACATCCAACATTGACTCCAGTAGGTAAAACATCTAAGGTGTACTTTGGTGGACCATGTGTGATAAGGACATCCAGATTATCAGGTATTTTATCCCAATAATATTTTAAGTCCTTACTTGTGTGTAAATTAAATGCCCAGTTAAAGAATGCTGGTTGCCAAGGTGATCCGTAGATATTCAAACCATCTATATTAACAAAATGGTCAAATAAATAAACAACACCTTTGTCTTTATATTTTTTATCAATATCAAAGGCTTTCTCAAACCAGAAATCATGATTACCAGCAATAAATATCTTATGAGTGTAGTCCAAATCTTGAAACCAATCCAAAAAACTAGTTACCTCATTCTCATAACCACGACCTGAAATATCACCACTATGAATAATGACATCACCACCAATTAACAAATTGTTATCTGTTAATTCTTTGTGCTTATTGTGAGTGTCTGAAATAAATGTTATTTTCATTGTTTTTGTTTTTATACCCACCAAGATTTTATTCCTTCTAATCCTTCTGAATTTCCTTTTAATCTTTTAAATAATTCCTCCCAATCTCTTTCCTCTTTTTTAATCATTTCCTTAATATTACGAGCATATGCGTCAGAATTAGCAAAATCACTCGAATTACTTAAATAATACACATCATTTATTGCATTATCTAACAAGTAAATAATTCTTTTTAGATTTTTTGTCTCTTCATTTTCTATTTCATTTTTAATATATGAATCCAGCATTAATTCTGTTGAATTTTTCATATTTTTTAACATAAAAGTATAATCCCAATATGGATAATTCCAAAATGTGGGAGCAAATTTCCAGAGGCATTTAATAAAGTTAATTAATTTATTCATTTGTGTTATTTTATTTGTTTAATATGCAAATATACAAAAAAAAATAGACCCAACAAATATTTGTTAGGTCTCTTTGAAAGAAATCGGATATATAAAAAATTCCAAAGAAGAGGAATGATTTTTAAAATAATACATAAATATCCTTAAATACCTAAAAAGTCAAATTATTGCTCTTTTTTTATAAATATTTTTTTATAAAAAACCCCATCTATTGTTAAGATATACAATCCTGTTTCAAATCTATTCTCCTCATTGTTTAATTTGAATTCTCCAACTCCTTTTGATGCTTCAACACCCAATATATTATATAGAATCCATTTATTATCTTTTGATAAATTAAAATCATTGTTATTATGAATATTGCTAATATTATAATTTGGTAAAATAGCATTTGTGTCTTTGTCATTTGGGCAAATTGTTATTGTGTTATTTATAATATAAACATTACTTACTTGAAATAAAGTATCAAACCCACTCAATATTCTAAAATTAATTTTATTTTTAAAGGGTGCTTTTGCATTATGTTTTAAAGTTAGAGTAAAACAAGAATCTTTTTTTAAACATATTGTTGTATCATTTGATAATTTTTTTATGTTTTTATTATAATCAACAATTGTAACCCCATCTTGTTTTATGTTGTAATAAAAATCTTCAAAAAATCCATTTTTATCTATTTCTATTTTTATTTTTGAATATGTTGAATCTTCTTTGCTGCAATCATTAGGAATACTTACAAGTGGTAAACAAATAGCCTCGTCAATATTTTTCCTTATCTTATTTCCTGGTTGCTCACCAAATCCCCACTTATAATTTATACCTACATTTTGATTCAAATGACAATATGACATTATTGTTCCCTTTGTTTCTGGTGTAACACCCAACTCTGGACATTTTACTGGTCCTGATTGCTCAACAAACCAACAACCATCCAATGCTGTTCCATTTCCGTTCCACCAACAAGCGTGTGTGTGGGGTGAGCCAAGTAAATGCCCAATTTCATGGGTCATTACTGTTGTATTCCAAGAATAATTTGGGAATATACCTGTTTCCATATCCAGACCAGCATAACTTGTTCTCCATTTTGCAATATCACAAAGAGAACTAAGAAAAGCGACACCCAATCCATCTCTTAACGATACCAACTGCCCAAATGTTTCAGGTAATTGATCCTCTGATTTAAATTGATTTGCAAATGCATATAACATATTAATACCATCATAATTATAACCACTTGGTCTATCCCATAATTTAAACCTTGCAATTTTAATATTAACTCCCTCCTTTAAATAAATTAAATGAGTTTGTGCAAATATGTTTTCAATAAATTTAATAACTTCTTTTCCTGAACCAAGTTTTTCAATCATATCATAATCAGCCTCAAAATACATTGTTATAATTTTGATTTTATTTGATTTTTCTTGGCTATATTCAAACATTGGAGTTTCTTTAAAAAACTCCTCCTCATTTGGTAAAACACATTTGAACTCTTTTGTCTGCTTCACATCCAATTCATGCCAAACACCGTGAAATCCCTTCTCTACAGGACCAAAAATCCAACCTTCACCATCACCCATAATATAGGTCTGGAAGCTATTGTCGTTGATTACAACAGACGCAAATGCACTATCATTACCTTGAACCTTCCCAGAATAAATAAGTGATTGTGGCTCATATATGGCGTTACATTCAGAATATATCTTGGGGTTATCCACATATATTTCCATTCTGGTTAATTGAAGGATTTTAATACCTTCTGGTGTTGGTAATTCTATTGTTAGGGAATCCAAATTATTATTTATAATTTCCCTAATATTATTTTTATTTAATATGAGGGGGGTCGCATAGTTGTGCGATGTTGACCTTAACTCCTTTGAATTTGTTTCAAAGAAAATAGATATTGGTTTATTCTTTTGAGAAAATAATGCAAATGATAATATTGAAAACATCAATATTAAACTTAATTTTTTCATTTTTAATTTAGTTTTTTATAAAATTTATTGAAATAAGAAATCCTTGATTCTAGTCCATGCGTTCCGCCATTTACTTTCTTTGTAACTCTTGTAATTATCTCTTTTGTTCCCCCAAGATCAGCAATCTCATTCAAATTATTTTTGTTAAAAAACCAAGCAGCAGAAATCAATGGATATGTTGTAGCAACCAAATCAGGATTACCAATGATATCAACCTCCAAACCAGTTTCATTTAATGATTTGTCAAACAATAAATAATTATTCTTTCCTGTTAATTGTATGTAACCCCTACCTCGATATTTGTATCCTTCAATGCTTTGTTCATCACCATTTCCCATTCTATTACCATATACCAGACTTGCAATTTTCACTGGTTTTCTTTCATATAACAATGCTTTTGCGTGTGTTGTAAAATATTTCCCAAATACTTCTTGCAATCTTTTGGCTGAGTAGTTTAAATTTTCTTGTTTTACAGAAAAATTTCCAGATTCATGGGCACATTGTGCCAAAAAGTGGGAAATTCGTAAAATTGTGTTAATTTCATATTTATCAAATATAATATCTAATTCATTAATAACTTGATTTGGGATTACTCCTAATAATTTTTCTTTGACAGTTGACAGTTCCATTTTTTATGATTAATATTATTAATAACTATATTAGTTATAACTATAATTATTATAATATGGATATATTTATAATAAAAATATAATAATTATGTCTAATTTAACTAAAATAATTAAAGAAAATTTAATTAAAGAACTAAATAAAACATTAGTTCTATTAGAAGATACAAAAATATCTGAAGAATTACAATACCATATTGAAAATGGTTTTACTCTATCAAATAATGTTTTTAAGGTTTATTCTGAAAAATATTTTGATTTGATAAATGAAGTTAGAGATTTATGGATGCATAATTTAATCCAATTAAATGAAGAAGATGAACAAATAGTTTTATCTGATATTGGCAGAATTGGCTTGTATGAGGGTAAAATGGTTTATCTGGATGCTCCAATTGAAGATGAGTCTGAAAATCTAAATGAAGCAAAATACAAAGGAAGAACTGTCACTTTAAATAAACCTATGCAGGGGGATGTGAAAAAATTTAAAGTTTTTGTTAAAAATGAAAAAGGTAATGTAATAAAAGTTAATTTTGGATTTGGTGGAACATCTGCAAAAGGTAAAGTGATGAGAATTAAAAAATCAAACCCAGAAAGAAGAAAAAATTTTAGAGCAAGACACAATTGTGATAATCCTGGACCAAAAACCAAAGCAAGATATTGGAGTTGTAGAGCGTGGTAAAATTATTTTGAATAAATAATGGAAAAAGAAACATTAAAGAATATATTTTCTTTTCTTGAAAAGAATGAAAAAATAAAAACACCGTTTTTGTGGAAATGGGAAAATAATATACCATTAACAGAAGATGATTTACATATTAAAGGTGATTTGGATTTAGAAAACTCAAATATAACCTCCTTACCAGAGGGATTGAAAGTTGGAGGTTATTTGGATTTGTATCGTTGCAAACAATTAACTTCTTTACCAGAAGGCTTGGAAGTTGGCGGTATGTTGAATCTTGAAGGGTTACAAATGACCTCATTACCAAAAGGTATGAAAGTTGGTGGTATATTGGTTTTAAATTTTTCAGAAATAACATCATTGCCCAATGATTTGGATGTCAAGGGTAGTATTTTTTTAGATCATTGTCATAAATTAAAATCATTACCACAAGGATTTGAAGTTAGAGGTAATTTAACGTTATATAATTCAGCAATATAATCAATACCAGAAGGTTTGGAAGTTGATGGGACTTTGAATATAAGATATACAAATTTAGAAAAATACACAGATGATGAATTACGAGAAATGGTTAAACCTGGATTTATAAAAGGAGAAATACTTAGATAATGGAAAAAGAAACATTAAAGAATATATTTTCTTTTCTTGAAAAGAATGAAGAGCATAAAACACCATTTTTATGGAAATGGGAAAATAATATACCATTAACAGAAGATGATTTGCATATTAAAGGTGATTTGGATTTAACACAATCAGAAATAAAATCATTACCAGAAGGATTAAGAGTTGATGGTGAATTGGATTTATCATATTCAGAAATAGA